GTATTTGTTGATAAAAGTAACTTTATAAGGTGTAAATTTAGGTTCACATATATTTGTAATTGTAATTGTTTTTAATAATGTAGAATCATTAGATGCAAATATTGCTACACTTGTAGAGTTTGCTGGTACTGTTATATATTGTATTTTTTGGTTTGTGTTTCCGTTATCAGTTATTTGTGTAGTGCTTGATCCTATTACTACTTTACCTACGCCACCAGCCCATATTGGGATCTTACTAGCAGTATCATCTGGTACATACATATTATTTGACGTGACTAAAGCTCCTGTACTTAATTCTGCATTTGCACCATCTTCAAAAGAACCCCATCCATCTAATGCTTCATAGTAAACTGTTTCAGGATTATCAAAACTAAATGGTACATCATCTTGATCAAATTTATTTGCAGTAGCTTTTACCCATACTACATCACTTAAATAATCATTATTAAAATTATGTGTTATGTAATCTTTTACAAGTTCAGATACTTCAAAGTTTATCTTAGTGTGTGTTGTAACTATTGTTTTACTTATAAAATAGGTTGCACTTTCTGGTGCATCTGAAATTGTACCTGTATAAACACTTAATTCTAATTCTATTCTTTTTAAACCCATTTTATTTTATTTATAATTCTATTGCTGAATTTGTGCCATTTAAACAACTTTGTAATACTAAATCTCTTACTACACCAGAATTATCTATTTGAATAAATATCGCTTTTGTTACACCATTACCTACTTCACCAGCACTAAAACTAGATACTCCATAGTATAACATATCACCAGAAAATGGTTTACCCCCACCTTCACAAATTCTAGAGTTTACTGCTTGAGATTTTATATTTGCAAAAGATACACTTGAAGTTACTGATACAACTGTTTGATAAGTTCTAGAACAATCTACTCGTACTTTTTGATCTCCTGTACCTGATCTAAATGCACTTGTTAAATATAAAATATTAGTTCCACTACAAGGCGGTGTATATACTGGTTGTGTTATTGTTACTGCATCACAAGTTACATTTGTATTTGGGTTACTATATTTATTAGATAAATTAGGTGATTTAATTGTAAATACTACTGATCTGTTTGTATCTTCATCTACAGTATCAAAACCAATAGGTAAAAACGATTCAATAGTTCCTTCATCTACAGCACCTATTGTAATAGCACCTTTTTCTGTTATATAGTAATCGTGATGGTTAGCAGTTCCACAAGTAAAAGCTGGTAAAGTAGGTGAAGAGCCTCCAGATTGTTGTAAAAAAGTACCACCATTACAAAAGATAAATTGGTTACCATCTCCTGTATTATTATAACCACTAGGTATTAACATTTTAAAATATAAAGTAAAAGTTCTTACTGATCCTGAAGTATTACCAGCACTTGCTACAGCTGGGGTAGTTCCTGCTATTGGATTTGAACCATTAGAATTTACAGAAACAAACGCAGTAGTTGCAAAAGTTCCATTAGAAAAAGGTTTTGTTATAGCTCCGTTTGATTGAGCTACTCCACCACCGCTAAAACTTAAATTACTACAAGCAAAATTAGTATTACATCCATTTACTGTTATTTGTACGTTTTGAAATACATCACAGCTATTAGCTAAAGCATCTACTGGATATATTTGTAGTTGTGCTACTCCACAATCATTTAAAGCTGTAAACTGTATTGCCTGACCAGCACCACCATCTTCTGTAATATCAGATACAGCTATTAAATCTGGTCTATTATTCTCTACTCTATAGCCAAGTATTGCACTTGATCCTGCTGTGAATTTAGATGATAAAGTTAAAGCTGTAGAAGTACCTCCAGCTGTAGTTAAAGTAGAATTTGAAATAGAACCATTTAATGAAGTATTATTTGTGCAAGTTGTACCAGCACTAAATGCAGGCTGTGAAGCTGGTATACTACAGTTAAAAAATCCATTAGAACTATTAGTAAATCCAGCAGGTATTGCTAATTTAAAAACTACTGTTCTAGTTGTTGCTGTACTTACATCTGCAAATTTACCATTTGCAAAACCACTATCAGAACTTGTGAAACTTATTATACCGCCTATTGCAAAACCAGTATGAATTATTTCACCCCTTTGAGATATTGTCATTGTAAAATTATTACCTTTAGCTATATCGCAATCATAAGTAGGTAAATTTACAGTGGGTTCTCCATAGCTTAAAAAGTAAGGGCTTCTTGCATTTATCTTTGTCATATTCTATCTTGTTTTAATGTGAAGGCTAAGAAATCCTCTATATCTAATGCAAAGGTATTTGTTAGTTCTTCTGGTAATTTTTTAAATGCTTGTTCAAATGGTTTAGTAAAAAACAAACTTGGTTTAATTCCTTTTCTCTTAATACTTCTTGCTATTAAAAAACCTATTGTTTTGTAACTACCTTTTATGTATTTTCCTTTTTTATCTCTTAATCTTATATTTCTAAACTTTGCCCAGTTTGCTAATGGTGTAGATGGTGGTTGTTTATTAGTATATGAAAATGGTGTATTATATTTCTTTTCTGTACCACTCACACCTTTATCTTGAAACATAGCATAATCTGACATTTCAAACTCTACGTTAATTGAATTTGGCATAACCTTAACAAAACCATTCAAACTATTATAAAGTTGCTTAGAAACGTTCTTTTTGCCCTTAGTTAATCTGCTTCTACTTTGTTGTATAACAAAATCTTTAAATGCTTCTAATATTTTTTGTGTTTCTTTTAACTGCATATTGTCATATCATTCTGAATTATTACATCCATTGTTGCAGCCCATCCAGCTAATTTGTTTTCAAATCTATCTACAAAAGGTTCACAATTTACCGTGCCTTCTATTTGAAATAGTTGATCATATAATGTACCACGCTGTAATAGATTCACTACTCTAGTTAGTAATGCTAATTGTGTGTTTAGTATATCTTGTTCGTTATCGTTTCCTACAAACTTATCTGTTACAGCATCTTTAGATATATCTACTACATCCATTGCAAGTATAGAAACATTACAAGTTAAAGTGCTGGTATCTATTGTGGTGTTGTTTACTATTATATGAGCTAAAGGAAAAATAGTAATCTTATTTAAATCAACATCATCTAGTGATCCAAAAGTAACAGTATTTACAAAAGGCTCTGCTGCTAATGTATCTTTTAGTTTATTTGTTAAGTTGTAAAATCCTTTCATCTTTTAATTAATTTTTTTTCTAACTCGTTTTTTTCTTTTACAAATGACAACTGCATTAAACAAGTGTGTACATTTAATTTAGTTACTGTATCAAATTTGGTAACATCCCCTTGAGCAAGTCCATAGATTGATTGATACCAATTCCACTTTTCTCCAAAGCCTCCTTCTGCTGTGAGGTTAGATTGTTCGGTATCTCTTTGTTCAAATAATTCAGCGTAATTTGTAGTAGTTCTTCGTTTAAACTCCAAAAAAAAACCATAGCACCCAAAGCAATATCTAATGGCATATCTAACATTATACTGTTAGAACCTTTGTAATCTTCTATATGATACTTATTATTCTTTTTGAAGTTAATAGGTCTGTAAAGAACTGCCATAGCTTTATGCATATTATCCCAATCACCTAAGTAGTTATCTAGGTCAATATATTCTCCTAATGTTATTTCGTCTAGTTCTGGAACAAATCCATATTCAATACCTTTTAATTTAAAGGTTGGTATTAGTTCTGTTTTTTTATCAAATACTTTATTTAATTGTAATGTAATCTTTTGTACATCTTTGTATTTAATTGTTGCTATATCTTTTAGATCAAGATTACAAAACACCTCTATCATCTTGTGCAGTAAAAAAGCTGATCCTTCGTTTTCTTTAGTATTTAACTTTGCAAACTTTTGATACTGCTCTAAAGTTATTTCGTTTAAATGATCTGGAACTAATATATTTAACTTCATATACTAATAATAAATAAAGTTCATAATTGTATAAAAAGAAAAAGGTAACATTTCTGCTACCTTAATCCAAACCAAATTAAAAAAAAACTAAATCTTTATTTCTTTATCGTTTATTAAATATGTTTCGTAGTAATGTCTATATAAAATATTCATTTTTAAACTTAACTGATATTTTTCTTTTTGGTTTTGTTTATATACTACATCACCTCTTTTTAATAATCCCCAGTATTTAACATCTATTCTTAGATCAGGGGGGTTTGATTGTTTTTTATCTATTATTTCTGAAGTAATAAATATGTTATTTCTCCAAGCCCAAGATTTAATTTGATCTATGTTATAGGGGTTACTATCTCTCATAAGCTGTATGTAAATGTGAAGCTTTACAAGATGCACCACAATAGCCATCAGGATTATCTGTAGGCTCTTCACAATAGTTACACGGGTCGTATTGTTCCCAATCCATTAGTAGAAGATATTATAATCTAACCAAGCTATTGAGTAGATAGTTGAATAAAATATAACAAACCAAAATACAGGATATGTTATAAGTTTGATTGAGGTTAATCTGTTTTTTTTATTAAATAGTTCTTTAAGTGTTTCCATTTATTGCTTTTTTAATTAATTTAATTATTTCTAATCTTGTATCATAATCTAAATGATTTTGTATTAGTAAATCTAATAGATTATTTATATAGTTTTTTGTATTGCTTTTTAGTAATTTTTCTTGTAGGTTCATAATTTTATTAAATCGTAATTTAATTAATAAGGGGGTTTCCCCCCCGTGTGTTTTTAAAAGTAATAGTTAATTGATTCTTTTATTGTCCAACCTTTTTTTATTAAATCTTTTGCATTATTTAAACTTCCTTGAAGGGAATCGTTATTAATAAACCCTTTTTCTGTTAAGTTTTTATAGGGTAAAAAAGATTTACCATCCATATCAGTTTGTTTTATTTTTTTAAGTTCTTTTATTAATTCTTTCATTTTAGTTAGTTTTTAATTATACACTAATATACAACTATTTTAGATATAAACAAGTTATTAACTAATAAATAAAGTATTCGCCTTTGTTTGGGTTGTCAAGTTGCATCATTAAAGAATACCTAGCAGCATCTATTGCGTGATCTGATCCTTGTGGTTTTTGTAATACGTTTCCTGCTTTATCTGTTGACCACACATAACCCTGTAGTTCTGTTATTAAATTTTTAGAGCGTTTTGTTACATATATAACATTTTGGTTTATTAGGTTTATACCATACACTATACTATCTCTACCTTTTGTTACAGGGTGTGCTTGATGTCCATAACCTCTTAGTTCTGCTATACTCTTTGGCTCAGCTGAATCTGCATAAAATGATTCTTTAATATCTTGTGATTTTAAGAAGTTACTAATATCACTATTTAACATTCCTTTCTTATATAGTAACTCATCAAATATATATGCGTTATTATATTTGTACAATCTTATATAACTTGTTTTGTCTACGGAATAGCCAAAATCCATACCGCCACAAAGTAACCTAGCACTTTCAGGTACTGAATTGATCTCTTTCCAATCTGGTATACATACACCTTCAAGTGACCCTAATTGACCATCTAGATAAACTTTTACCCAGTTCTCCCAGTATGTAGAAGTTTTAGCTTTCTCCCTTGCTTTCTCTAACTCATTTACAATGCTCTTAGACAACACTTCATTATCTTTATAGGTAAGAGTAATAAAATCTGTATTGGGTTGCCCTATCAGCTCCTTATCTACCCAAAACAATACAGTAGGGTTATAATCTAACCACACCTTACCAGAAGTTCTTATTTGTAATTGGTTAAATGCTTCAAAGTTTACTGTATTACATTCGTTTATAAATAGATCAGTTCTTCTTGCACCACGTATTTTGCTTGGATCATCAGAACTAAAGAACTCTATATAACTACCATTAGTAAAGGTGTATTTTAAAGCACTTCTATTAAGCTGGTGATCCTTATACCTTCCAATACCTTTAAGTATTTGACAGAAATCTTTAAATGCTCCACGTTTTAATGCTGGTATTGATTGTGCTACTACACTTATTTCTTTACCTTTATTTCTTATTGCGTAATCTATTAAAATTAAAAGTATACAAATAGTTTTACCTGCAGAAGTACCACCTCTAACTATTTTTGTTCTGTTTTCTAACTTTTGTAATTTGTTTAATGCTGTAGTTCTTTCAACCTGCATTATAAGAAAATAGGTACATCTTCATTAATATTAATATCTTTAGTTTCTCTTGGTTTACCAGCATAGTAATTGTAGTAGAGCTGTACAAATTTAAAATCACCTTTTTCAACTCCAGCTTTTAGTGCTTGGTATGCTGCATCTTCTAATGGTGTTAGTTTTTCTATTAGGTTTATTTCTTCAGTTTTTGCTTTTCTGCCTGATCCTGATCTATTACCACCGTTGTTTTTTCTTTTGTCCATAAGATTGAAAAAGATTGATTAATCAATTATATAATAAGAATTTAACATTTTTGTTAAAATAATTCTATTTGGTGTTTGTTTTGGTTTTTTCTAATTCCTAGTACTGTATCTAATATTGTTTTACCAGCTTCATAGTCCACAAGATTTCTTGCCATTTTATTTATTGGTTGTTTTCCTTTGTATTTTCTAAAATCATAATCGTGAAATTTACACCATTTATTAACTTCATCTTTTGCATCCAAAGATATAGATTTTCTATTACTTAAAATATTAGGTAAAATAAAATTACACCAGTATAAATGCCTTCCTTTTTTTTGGGCCGATATTAATGGTTCATAATAAGGTATTACGTTTTCTATACAATATTTGCCTTTAAAATGATGTTTAATAAAAATAATTTCTTCATATAAAATCATACTTGGATACTTAGGTATAAAAAACTTTTGCGTTCTTTGTGACATTCTAATTCTAGAATGAGTTGGACAAGGAGGTGAACTCCATATAAAATCAAATTCTTTATAGTGATCTAAAAGGTATTGGTGTGCATCTGTAACAATTACTTTATCATTGGGAAAACGTTCCTGATATAATCGTGCAGCTTCTGGATCAAGTTCTACAGCTGTAATATCGTGTTCATTACCCCACTTGTATCTGTTACCACCTAAACAAGCATATAAATTTAGTATTTTCATATTTATTCAAATATATCTACCCATAGATAAGCCATTACACAAACTAAAATTAGCATCCATAATGTACCTATTGAGTTCATAGTTTACCAGATTGGTTCATATTGTTTTAATCTTTCTATATTCTTTTCTTGTTTTACTAATATTTCTTTTAGCTTTTCTATTTCTTTAGTTAGTAGTATATTTTTTCTTCTATATCTAGTTACTATTTCTATATCTTCTTCTGTTATATCTTTTTGTTCATTTATTATATTATCTATTCTATCTAAAGTTGTTAAGTTATTTAAAAATTGTTTAGGAAATTCTAGCCAATTATTATATATTTTTCTATAGTGTACTATTGATGAATGATCTCTATTTATAATTTTACCTATTCTTTGTAAACTATCTTTTGTATGCCTTAAACATAATGTACTAAATATTACTCTTGCTTCTACTATCCCTTGACTTCTTAACCTTATAGATATATCTTCTACTCCTGTTTCAACTTCAATTATTTGTTTAATTTTTTGTTTCATCTTTTCTTTCGTATTTAATTTGTTTTATTGCTTTTAATATTCCTGCACATTCGTTATACATTTCTTTCTTTTCATATTGTTTTAATGTTTTTTGCATTTCTTTTATTGTTACACCTTCATCAAAATCAATTAAAGCCATTAACCAATATTCTCTTTTTATTTCATTATTCAATTTTAAAAACTATTTATTTGTTCATTAGTTAATTTAAATAATAAATCTAAATGTTTTAAATTCCAAGCAATTATATTTTTATCTTGATATTCTATTTCTTTAGTTTCTGTTAATTTAATTAACTTTTTAAAATCTACACAGTGAACATTACCATTTTTACAATCTACAAAAAAAACTATAAGAGGTGTTTTTGTTTTATTATATAAATTTAAATATACCTCATAATCATTTTTATCAAAACCTTGTGCTTCATAGCTTAACATTTTTGGCTTTGTTTTAACTTCATAAAAAAATACTTTCTCTTTGTTTTTAGTTGCCATACCATCAAACCAATGAGGTTTATTAATAGTAGTAATTTTGTAAACAATATGATTAGTTATTTCTAAATAATCTTGTATTATTTTTTCTCCTTTGTTTCCTTTTTTTACTTCTCTTAAATCAGAAAACATATTATTATTTATTAGTATTATTTATTATTTTAACTATTTGTGTTTCTTGTTTTTTTGTGGGTTTTTTATCTTGTACTAAAATTGATCTTAAAAATTTAATATTAAATTTATCTTTACATATTTTAATTAAATTTATTATATAATTCCTTCCTTTTTCTTTTAATTTTTTTCTATTAGGTATTACATAATGATTCATTTCACCATCTGTACCATATTTAAATTCCTTATTATAATTTATTGGTTTAAATTTACTAAATCTATCTTTAGCCATTATAATATTCCTCTTAATACGTATTGGTCTAAATCGTGGTTTTCTTCAAAGAAGTATTTGTAATTGCTCACTGCTTGATTAAACTTTTCTTTACCCTTTTTAATAAATTCTTTACTTGCTTCAAATATTGCTATATCACAAGAACCTTTATCTATTACTAAAAAGGAGAACTTATCTTTATTAAACATTTTGCAGTACATCCACGCCTGAAGATCATAACCGTATTTTTCTGCTGACCATCTAAACTGTGAAATATCTGCTGTAGATTTTATGTCACAAATACTATCTGATCTTAATATATCTGCTTTACCACGAAAAGGTAAGCCATCTATCATTGCTATTTCTGGCACTTCAAACTCTGCTTTGTTTAATAGTTCAAGTGCTGCTTCGTTTCTTAGTAAAGCATCTGTTAAACGTTCTGCTGCTCTTCGTTCACTTTCTAGGTAAACTTCACCGTGTTCTGTTAATGCTTCTTTATATGCCTTTGTTGTGCGTGTTTTTACATCTACGAATACTTTACTGTCTAATGTTCGTGGTTCTAGTACCATCCAATGTAATAGTTTTCCTGCTCTTAGTGCTGGACTATCTACATTGTTACCATACTTTAAAACATTTCGGTACGTTTTAGGGCTTTTTAATACAGTTTTAAGTGATGAAGAACTTAAACAGTACTTACCTAAATGACCATAATAGAATTCATCATCATACATTTGTGCAAGTATTTCTTGCTTACCCCAAGCATCACCATTTAATAATGTAATCATAGTTCTGCTCTATTGAAGTATTCGTTTCTACAGGCATTTCTATAATTAGCTGGTAAATTATTATTTAGTAAATCTCTTAGTAATTGCTTAACGGTAAGTTTTGTTATTATTTTTGTTGGCTTCATATTATTGTTTTTATTAAAGTTACTAAAATTTTATTAACTATCCATTTTTTGTTCCCATTCTTTTTGCTGAATATTTTCTAATATTTCTATTCTGTTTTGTAAATCTTCAACAACTTTAGTTAAGTTAATTAATCTATCATTTTGTTTTAAAGGAGCTCTTTGTGAAGTGTTATGAGATACCCAATCTAATTCATTTAAATATTCGTAGTAATTATAATTTACTTTATTATCATCTCTTAGACTCATAATCCTAATGCTTTTTGAGTTTTTAATTCTTTGTATTTTTTTTGTAGTTCTTCTAGTTTACTTTCAGCTTTTCTTGCCCTGTTAACTGCTCTAATTTTATCTGATCTATGTTCTGAAACTATTTCATTTCTTAATCTTTGATTAGTTAGTAGTTCATTTACATAAAAACCAACTTGTGTTAGTGAATCATACATTAAAATTAAATCTTTGTTTTCTGGTTTTGCTTTTTTCCACTTTACTACATATTCACCTACTGTATTAAAGTTTGTATAGTATTCTATTTCTTTAAGGTTCTCTAGTTTATCATTCATTGTTTATTGTTTTATAATATTTCTGCATCTATTACTGAAATCATTGCAATTTCTTTTGGTACTTTTTTTCTATTTCCAAACGTTGTTGTTTTATTATGATATTGTATTTCCCATTTTAAATCAATTAAAAATAAATTAAATCTATATATACCTTTGGGTGTAGAATTAATATACATTGGTATATCTAAATTATCATTACATTTTTTTATCATCGCATCATATTTCTTTTTTTCTATTAAAAGAGTATCATAATGTTTGCCTCTGCATTTTAACTCTATTCTATGTTTGTAGTCTGGACTATAACAATCCCATCTACTCATTTGTTTTTTTGCTTTTACTAAATCAAAGTAAGTATTTTTTAATAGGTATGCAAATAAATCTTTTTCTTGCCAGTTTTTCACCTTAGTATTCTTGTAACAAAGTTTCTAATCTTTTATATACTCCATTTATAAAACAACTACTACAAGAAGTTAAAGAAGCTCTTTCATTAAAAACTCTATTATATATTTTTAAAAACATCTTTTGCTCTTCTATAGTAACAGAATT